TAAGTAGTAAATCCAATTGTAGAAGGTAAAGAAGAGTCTGTCTCAAGACCTATTCTAGGAGAATTTGCTTCAAAAGAAACAGAATGCTCTATAGATTCCATATTTACAGATACACGAGCATCTGATCCATTACCACCCGTAATCTTTAATGTTGGTTTTTCTTTATAATCAAATCCTGGATCAACAATTCTTATTTCTCTTAAAGATCCAGATACAGCAACAAATCCCGTAGCTCCAGTACCAACATTATCTTTAATATGTAAAAATGGAGGATTGATTACATCATAATCTCTTCCACCAGCAAGAACATCTATATTTTCAAGTTTTCCATATTGAACTTGATCAAAGGATTTATAATTTAATATTTCTACACCATTTACTAATATACCAGTATGACCTGGTGTAGTTTCATATACAGTTCCAGTATTATCAGGAGGACATACTTCTCTTAATAATTTTTGAGATTTTAAAGTTTTATTATTAAATTTAAATGGTGATATTTTATTATCAGTTACAATACCAGTTCTGGATCCATCATTATCAATATTAACAAACTTTCCATTATACAGATCAGATCCACTCTTTGCAAATTTAAGTGTTGTTGCATCAACTCTCTTAACAAAATAGAGACCTTCATCCATTAAAGATGATTTAACAACAAAATTGTCTAAAGAAGTTCCACTAGTAGGATCTACATATGCATCATTAATTATTTGTGGTGTGTAATAGATTGCATCACCAGTATAGAATCCATGATCAAAAATAGGAACTCCCGATGGACTGGTTGTTGCATTTGTTATAATCTCATATTCATCACCACTAAAACTTCCACTAAAGACAATTTTTCCATCATTAAGACCTAATGATTGAGAACCATATGTAGGAATAGATGGAGATGCTACAAGTAGTTTATCTGTATCTTTCTCTTTATATACATTTTGTATATTTGTAGCATAGATATCTGCTTCTGGAAAATTAATAGCTTTTGCTTTTAATATTTGCCTTTCAATTGTATAATTTAACTTAGTATTAATTTCACCCTGACCCTTTATAATAAACCCTCTAGAGGAAGTTAATTGAGTTATATCAGATACAGGTAAATTACGTCCATCACTACCTACCAAAACAGCAACTGATTTATCACCAACTTTAAAATCATGATCAGTAGTTAATATAATCTCATAAGTCCAATCAGATGTATCTTTAAGAGTAATACTATCAACTTGATATACTGGAGAAAGATTATAGAACCATTCCTTTACCTTAAATCCAGTATCTCCAATTCCTAAAGTTTTGATTTTTACAGTATCATCCTTTTCAAAAAGACAATTTGTATCTTCATATGCAAGACTGTCTATAACTGATGTAATTCTTACTTCAATTGTTTCATCAAAATCTAAAACAGATCTTCCATATGCAAAGGTATTAATACCAATAGTTTGTCCACTTAAAATAGTTTTTCCAATTCCACTAAGACCAAAGAATTGTGTTAAACTTTTAGATGTATAAGAACTTACCCCTACAGTATTATCAATATATTTAAAATGTAATTCTCCAGTAGTTCCAAACCCAACAGTCGAATCCACATCAACAGTTGTAAAACCTGCTCCAACTTCACCTATCACTCTTGTTCTAGGTGGGGTAATAAAAGTTCCATAAGTAGATCCTTCTACTCTTGAATCTCTATTATATCCAGCGTCTATACTTAACTTATAAAATGTAGTTCCTGCACTAACATTAATAGATTCAACATGAGTTATGGGTGCATATGCTTTTTCAATACTCTGTCCTTCATATGCATCTTGGAATAAGGTAGATAATTCCAAGTTCATTGGATCACCAGATATTGGCTCTACTACAAAATCTTTTGTAATTTTATAGTTTGCATTGGATGGAGTAAAAAGAAACTCGGAAGGTCTTATAATTTTTACATCTTCATTATATAATGATTTAAATAAAATTTCAAAACCCCTATCAGTTCCTTTACTTAAATAAAAATCTTTTGATTGTTTTATAAAAATATTTTGATCTAAATCTGAAGATAATTTTCTTCCTTCAAAACCTGGAGTAAGTTGATGTTTAGTTTTAACTAAAAAATCTTTAAGAAAAAGAGAACTTAAATTTTGTATCTGATCTCCTTTATTATGCTCTTCTGCACTAGTAGACTCAAATACTAATTGTTCAGGATCGGTGGGACTGTGATAAGACGTTACACCAACAAATCCCCTAACACATCCAGTAAACGCAAATGTAGTTATTCCAGTATATGTAATAACTTCATCATTGATTTTTATCAATCCATATGAATCTGGGAATCCCAACGTTCCTGTTGGGTTCTTTTGCATGTCAACTTGAATTATATCACTACTAATACCTACAGAAGCACCCAATCCAACATTTTCGGTTAAACCAACTTGTTCACCAACCTTCGTATATTCATCAATATTCTGCACCAAATCAATTGGACCACCTTGGTACTCTTGACCTTGATAATATGATTTTAAAAATTCAGCAACTAGAGGAAAGTCACTTTGAACATACTGAGGAAGTTGATTCTGGACTATGTTATTAAATTGGATTTTTTTTGTAGACATTTTATAATTTTTCTATCTTAGTATGTTGAACCTGAAGTTGTATTTGTGGTAGTTGTGGTAGTACCTCCACCACCTGCAGTAGAATTTCTTCCACCAGCACGAACTAAACTACCATTTGCATAACTTGATGTTGTAATATAATTGGAACCTGAAGGATTAAGTCCAGATGCAATTTCATCAACCACCATTTCAAAGTTACTGTTATTAATATCTAGTTGCAAATAAAGATCCTGTAATCCAATAACATCATTAGAATAAGGACTTGCAGAAATTTCAATTACAGTTTGTCCATCTTTAAGCATTCCCGACTGAACATTAACAGGATTTAAAGTTACAACCCCATTCTTATAATCAATAGTTCCAACATTTCTTCTTACAATGGTAGGAGATGTGGAATCTATTGAAGGAAGGGTAAAGAAAAATAATGATCCATTTAATCTATTAGTATTTGGAAGATCTCCAATATAAATATCATTCATTATTCCTGCAATTCTAAATGCAGATGATTTAATATTATATCCACTCATCCTCTTAATATGAAATTCATTACCAAAACCAATAGAATATTCAGCAAAAGAATTTAATACAACTCTCAAATCTCTTCTCATATTAATTGTTGTAATGTTGGATGTGATTGCTTCACTACTCTTATCAATAATAGATAAAAATTTACTATATTTAAATCTAGCACCATACTTATTCATATCTGTTGATTCTGCATACTTATTAGCATTATTTTGAACAATACTAGAAATAAATTCTGCAGATTCTGCTAAATTTGAGTTAAAATAAATTTTTGAGTCTGCTTCAAGATAAAGATATTTCAAATCAAGGATTTCTGGGACAATTCCTGCTACTGCATACTTTTTCAACCTCATTTTCATCTCTTCTTTAACTAAATTTGGAAGAAAATCACCAGTTTTGGGTTTTATACTAATAAAGACCTTTCCATACTGAGGAGGAATCAAATCTTCCCCACCAAAAACAGAAATTGACTCTGTTTCAGGATAAATTTTTGATGGAATTAATGTTTCATAGTCATTTGCAGTAACTGCTCTATTTTGAGATGAATAAATTCGAGGAGCAAACTTTCTAACCGACTCTACAGACTCAATTGACTCTCCACCAGAAGCAACTATACCAGTTGTAAGCAAAGAAATGCCAGTTGAAACATTATAAGTGTTTGCATTACGTGTATATTGAATTCTTCCTGAAAAATTGAAAGAACTTACCCCATTTGCAGAATCTCCGTTAGAAGTGATGTAATTAATTGTTATAAAATTACCATCTTCTAGTTTTTTTCCAAAAATTCCATCACCAAAAAATATTTCATATCTTTCATCTTCAATTTCTTGTAAAAAATACACTTTTGAGTCAGATTTTAAATCAAAAAGATTATCTTGAGAATTATATTTCGTTTCTGTAGCAGAAGCTTCTGTTGGATTAACTACAACAGAGATTAAATCAGTATCAACACCAATATTTGGTAAAATAAATTTTTGATTTGGGATTCTTGCTGAATAAGTGTAAGTTTGAGTTAATACTGTACCTTCATATACATTAACATCGTTAAAATTTGCAATTCCATTTTTTACAGGAACAGTAATATCATTTAAAATTGAAAAAACAAAGGAAGATCCACCAAAAGATCCTGAAGAAGATGCTACTGGACCCTTTTTAAGAGTTAAAGAAGCAGGTGCAGGTGTAATTCCACTAGTATCAACAAAGAAAGACACTGTTGCTCGTGCTGCTTGCCTTGGACGGGGTGTATAACCTATGTTTCTTGCTAGTGAAACGATGTTTTTTCTTAAAGTTGCAGTATCAATGAACACCTCATTGGTGATCATGTTAGCATTATATGATGTAATGTAAGTATTATATGCCAAAACGTCCAAAATCGTCGAAAGATTAGACCCCTCGAAGTCATAATCAGTAAAATTCGAGTTAGATTTTAGATATTCTTGTAATGTTTCTTTAACTTGGTCAAAATCCAAGTTAGAAAAGTTAGCTAATGGCATTTTTACCTACTTGACTGCAAAACAAACTGTAATTCTTGTAATGGAATATCTGCTCCGATGATATCATACGTAATAACTACATCAAAACCATTACCTTCATAGTCAGGATATGCTTTTACATCCTGAAGTTTTACTCTTGGTTCGTAATTCGTAATGGATTGACGTATTTCATCAACAATAATACTGGCAGTTATTTCATCTATGTTATCAAAGAGTGATTCTGTAATTCTAGAACCAAAAGGTTCATCAAAAAACTTCTCTCCAGGTAACGTAAAAACAATATTTCTCAATGAACGGGCAATTGCATTCTCATTTTTAAGTACAATAAGGTCATCATTCAGTGGATTAGACTGAAATGTCATGCTAATGTCTTTAAAAACTTGACTGACCCGTTCTATTGGCACACTAATACGGCGATTATTGTTTATTTATTAAGGATTACAAACTATTGTTTCAAATAATCATCATTTGATCGTCATATTCAAGATCATCTTCTTCAAAATCCCCAAAAATTTCACTTTGTACTAAATCATCACGTTTTTTTGGAGTAAGATGGTCATTTGAGACCTCTCTTAGCATCTTTTTCTTGGAGTTTTCCATAATTTTAGTATGTTTTTACTATTTAACAATAAAAAAAGGGGGATTGCTCCCCCCGTTGTTTATTTTCCTTGTCCTCGGTACTTCTTTTTTGCTTTATTGCGAGAAGTTGCGGATAGGAGTGTGTTAGCCGAGCGTCCTTGCCGAGTTTTTTTGGGCATCGAGACGAGTTGGACGGTCCCCCATGCCCCTTGAGTAGACTTTGCCATTAAATCACCCTAGTCTTTTCATGTCCTACACGTATGCGAGGGTCGCACCATGTATCAATACCTTGCTCCTTAGCATCTAGGCAGAAAGACACGTCCTCACCACACATATCCTGAACTGCACCTGACTCAAAGACTTGCATCTTAGGAGCAAACCAAGGATATTCCATATTCTCGAAAACTCCCTTCTTAACTAATAACCATCCAAAACCTGTATAGTCAACTGTGAAAGGTTTGTTGCGTTTGCCCATTGACTCAACAGTCTCATGATTCATAACTCCCCCATTCTTACGGAAGTCATCCTCTTCTAACCAGTGAGCGACTGAGGTAGTATGTCCATCCTCTGTAGCATACCAGCCTGCTGCGATCTGTCTTTCTTCACCTTCCGCAGGAACTGCTAGATCACACAACTGCCAGAACTTCTCAGGAGTAAAGACAATATCATTATCAATCCATAACTGATAATCATATTCTAGTTTACCATCCCAAGGTATCTGCTTAGGTCCACGAAGAACATTTGCACCAAGACACTTACATCTTGCAAAGTTCACCATAGAAGAATAATCTTGTGATATCTGTATGCTCATTCCTGACTGTACCATATCAAAGCACAGTTGTACAAAGTTCTTTAAGAAAGTATAAGAACAACCTCTGCCAGGAAGACAGAATACAATTGTCTTACCTTTCATCCTTTCTTTAATTGCAGGGATGTCCCAACTAGGTTCTTTCTTACTAATTGGGTTCTTGGCTTTAACAGTAAATCCTTTTGCCATAAACTTTAATTACTTCATTTCAATTATAGAGTAATTCTATGTATATGTCAATGTTTTTTCTTCTGATGTAATAACCGTATTAATAACTATCTCCACCAGGTGGTTCTGCGAATATTCTCACTGGTCCTCCAACACCTACAGTGGGGGCAGCTCTCTCATAACTTAAATCAGCTGCGTCGTAATCTGTCTTTAACAACCCAACCATGACGTTGAGTAGTTCCCATGTCTCTTCAAATTCGTCTTGCTTTAAATTATGATACAAGCACCTGTCTTTGGCATATATGTGATACGTTATTATATTTTCCTTTTCGGCACTCATTTTTTCTGGGGGATTTTTTTATATAGCAAACCTCAGTAGGTCAAAAAAATTTTTCGTGGAATTTATATATATCTCTCGTTTTCGGTTCGTTGTAGGTTAGGGACTTTCACTTTTTTATAAACGCAACGCCCGCACCGCACAATAACACATAAGGGGGCAAAACACTGTCCTAACTGTTAATAACTCATAAGCACACTAAGTGTATATTATTATTATACTATTAAAGGGGCAAAGTGTCAACAACCTGCCCCTAATATGTTTACTAATTGTTATTTAAAGTGCTGTATCTTCCACCTCCACAATATCATCCAGAACTGCCAAGATTTCCGCACCATTGTTTGCATTATCTAGCAAGAATTCTGCAAAGTTTGGTGATACTCTGTTCACGTAATCTGCCATAATAAGTTGTTAATAACTGTGAGTAAATTAAGAGTGTTTGACCCTTATATAAGAGGGACACTTTAAACGCTTCAGTTATAATAATCCAATGGCAAATCTACATCCTCTATGTAACATTGACAGTCCTCAATCTCTTGCATTTCTAATACTTTTCTCCAGTCAATCTGTCTTGGATTAAAGTCATCTAACACGTCTAATTCTAACGTTATTCTATACTTACTCTTCTGCCCGTAATAGTTAGAAACTGTCATGAGATTAGAGGGGTTTGGGTGTTACTTTGTATTCTAAATCACTTGTGGAAAAATGTCAAGAATTATGATAATATTATGTATAAATCCTTATATTTTAATAATTGTAATATCCCTACAAAATATAAACGAGGGTTTGACAATTAAACCGAGTTCGTGTTATACTCTGCTCGGTAAGATCACTATAAATTATCACATTTAATCCACATAATATCCACACTAATTAACAACAATTCCACACGTATTCCACCCTTTAACTATTACTTTTCCACACACTTGTTGAAAAGAGATATATTAAGCACCCCTATTTATTAGACCATTTATAATAACATTTAAAGCATATTACACTTAATTGTTTATAGTTTTCCACAGAAATGCCTCCTAGTTGTGGAAAACTAAGAGGCAAAGTCTGTTTTGATTGTTTACTAATAGTTGTGTATTGTACGGTAAGGTTTATAACAATATTCCTTCTGTTTCTCCTCTGATTGTTTATATATTTCCTCCCTATATTCCTTTATTTGTTGTGCATGATAGGACTGCAATTCATCTGTGTTCATTGTTATTCAACCTCATAAGATAGTGGATCAAAGTATAAAGGATTGTTGTAATATAACGGACTATGATAACAGTTTACAGATCCATATTGTTGATCTTGAAAGTTAAACTGTTCTTGCATTTGTTCGTACTGATTAACAGTTAGTGTTTGACGTTTCATAATAATTAGTGGGTAAAGTTTGCTTACTGTTGTTGTAAATGTATAGGGTAATTATTCTCATTAAACTTACCATAACTGAATGTACTGTCACTAACAATTTCATTATAGAATTGCTCATCCCATTTATACTTTCTCATGCCCATATTGTCTACTAA